GTACTCTTCGACTGCGCCCATGCTGTCGGGGTGCTTCTCGTGGAAGCTGATGCAGTGGTGGTCGACCACGTCCCCGATGTGCACGTTGCGGTCGGTGCGGTACTTGGACTGGACCCGGGCCAGCTGCCTGATGTAGTGCCTGTGCATGGCCGGCGCGTGGGTATCCCCTAGCACTAGTACTCTGGACAAGTTGCCTCCTGCGCAAAGCGCAGGTGAAGCCTAGTGCCTTGCCGCGGGATGTCAAGCCCGAAAGCGCGACAGCTAAGAAAAGGGGCGGGCTCGTCGCATTTCACGACGATCCAGGTCCGTGAGCCCCGACGAGGGGCCGGATGTGGCGCAAGGAGGATACGCCCTGCACCCGCCCCTGCCCCTAGGGGATCGTGCCGCGGCGCCCCCCGGGCCAGGCGGAAACGTTCCGCCTGGCCCGGGGTGTCACGAAAGGATGCTACTGCACCTCGAGGATGCCGATCCGGGACGCCCCGGACTCACCCTCGAGTACTGCGCTGTCCCACACGTCCAGGGCCTTGGAGGCCTGGGCCGGCACCTGGGTGCCGACGATGTGGGGGTTGGACAGCCGCCCACGGGCGGCCGCCAGCAGGCCGGCGACGTCGCCGGCCTGCAGCTCCAGGGACTGGCCGGTGCGGTTGCCGGCCGGGTCGGTCAGATGGAGGACGCCCTTCATGAGACCTCCTCCTCTTCCATGGCCAGGTCGTGCTGGCCTGCGGACGTCTTCGCGGGGGCCTTCGCCCCCCGAGGCTCCCCCGCGGAGGACTTCTCCTCCTGAGGGATGTAGAGGCGCCCTTCGGAATCCCGGCGCATAGCCTGGACCACCTGAAACACGTTGTTCAGCCTCTGGCGCTGAGCATCTCGGTCGGCCAGCTCGCCGAGCCGACGGTCCTGGGCGTCGGCCGCGGCCTGCCGCTGGGCCGGCGTGTTGAGCTGCTCCTTGCGGCCGGCCGGGGTCAGGCACGCGGCGATGAGCCACACGCCTCCCAGCACCGCCGCGACCGTCATGGCGACGGCCGTGAGGCTCATGCTCGTGATCGAGCTGTTGAAGCTCGATGCGACGGCCTGAGCCCCGGCGGACTCAGCGACGAGGACCGCTGTCTCGGCGGCCTCGGTGGCGCCCCAGGTGCTGGGCGACCACCAGGACTCCTCGATCTTCGGCATCTCGACCTTGGGCATCGCCGGCTTCGTGTCGGCGAACATCGCGAGCGCGATCCACATCGGGATCGCGACGGCTGCGGCCATCGGGATGACCACCAGAAGCGCCCATCCGAGCCCTGACTTTCCGCTGTCCTTGAAGTTTGCCATTTGTCTTTTTCTTCCTTTCTTGAAGGCACCCGGGTCCGGCAACGCGCCTTTCCCGGGTGCTATTGACGTGGCATGTAATACTCACACGCAAACGCCCGTTGTTTAGCCCGCCCCTTGAGGGCTAAAAGAAACCCCCGGCGCCACATGGCGCCGGGGGATCTCGGTGGGGGAACTCAGCTCAGCTGTTCCACCACCACTTGATCCGGGCGATGATGCCCGGATTCGACATGCTCTCAATCTCGCGCTCGTCCTCCAGACGAGCGCGGATGACCTCCTCGGTCATCTGGATATCGCCGCTGATCGCGGCGAGCACCTGCGCCTCGGCGTATGCCGGGACGTGCAACTGATCCTGGCCGAGGGTGTTCTTGATGAACACCTCTCCTCGGACCTCGGCCGCCTGCAGGCGTCCAGCCTGCAGGTGATCCGGGGAGGACACAGCCTTCGCCGTGTCCTGGACGATGACCGTGCCCGCCAGGGCACGGTCGGTGATCACTTCGCCCCGGTAGACCGGGACAAGGTGATTAAGGGTCTGCCCCGCGGTCGGGGCAGTCTCGAGGGACTTGAGGAGGTCGATGACCTCATTCGCCTTCGACTCAGCCGCGGCCTTCTTGGCCGCCGCCACCGCCGCGGCCTTCTTGGCCTTGGCGGTCTCCGCGGCCGTAGCCGCGGGAGTGGCGGCCGGAGCCGCCGGGGTGGTGGCGGCCGGAGCCGCCGCGGGAGTGGCGGCCGGAGCCGCCGGGGTCGTCGCCGTCGCGGCGCTCCCCATGGCCAGGAAGGCGAGCGCGGCGACGACGGTACGGATGAGAGTCTTCATTGTGTTCCTTTCGTGAACAGGGTGCCCCCGAGGTCTAGGCAGCCGGCACCCCGGCTGCCAGGAATAGACCTGCAGGCAACGTGCCAACAGGTATTCCCGACCTATGTATGGATACCACGGAAAGGCACCCTGTTTAGGGTGGAACCGGTGCGGACCCACATAGAATAATAACACAAAAAGGGCCCTTATTTAGCCCCCTCCGGGACCCCCTCCAAGGGCTAAAAAAGAGGGTTGGCGCCTGCAGCGCCTGCCTATCCCTCTTAGCCATCATCCGGCCAGGCTCACCCATTTGGTTACCCGGTGGTATTCCGGGCCCGGCTCATGGTGCCGGGGCTGTCATTGTAAGTCCCTGTTTGTTGGATCCCAGTTGGGCCTCTGGGCAGGAGCAACTGGTAATTGCTCCTATGTATGGATAACGCAAAACAGGCCCCTATTTAGCCTCCTCCGGGCTGGTCCGGTTCCTGTGCAGGGGCAGGGGCCAGGGGCACGGAGGCACGTCCTTGCGGACCAGGAACTCCCGGCGGATGGTCCTCCAGTTCAGGCTCCCGGAGTGCTGGTCGCCTTTCGGGGTCCGGGCCCTGGAGTACCTGCGGTCCTTGGGCCTGGGGCAGCAGGCGTGGTAGGCGCCCAGGTCGAAGTCCTGCGGCAGCTCCACGGCCACGAGCAGCCCTGCCATGGGGATGGACCTGGACGACAAGAAGATTCCGGTCGGCATCGGCAGCGGAGCCTGGCGGTCCGAGGCCTTGAAGCACAGATCGTAGCCGAGCAGGTTAGGCGTCCAGTGCATGGGCAGGCACCGCTTCATGACCGCGTGGACGGTGTTCTTCTTCCGGGCGATGATCTCCTCCTCGCGCTTGAGCCCGCGGCGCCGCCTTCGCCCGGAAGACGTCACCCAGGGCTGCCATTTCTGCAAGGCCCCCGTCCACTGCCCCAGGTCCGCCCACACGGTGTCCCCGTCGTAGTGCAGCAGCGGGTAACCGTGCAGCATCAGCACGGAGCCCCTGTCGCCCACCTCCACGTACATGTTCAGGTTGCGGCTGTCGGCGTAGTCGACCGGGCGCATCCAGCAGAAGCCGCGGCCCAGGTTCGTGATCTTCTCGTCTAGATCGGTCACTCCGATCCTCCTTGAGGTTGGTTCATGCTACAGCAAGGCCCGGGGTTTTACCCCCGGGCCTTGCCGAGAAAGGGAAGAGTCCTTGTCGCGGTCACTGCGGAGGCGGCACCGGCTGCCTCAGCTGGTCGCGGCCCTGGCCTTCGGCCTGGGCTGTGGCCTGGTCGAGCATGCTCTTGACGACGGCGTGCATGTTCGGATCCTGGCTCTTGATCTGGTCGAGTATCTGCCTGCGCTGCGGGCTGCCCAGCGGCGCCGTGGCCATGATCTCCTGGACCCGGGCGTTGGCGTCCGCGAAGAAGCTGTCGATGTCCCTGGACGGTCCCGCCGCGGTGGGGCCCGCGACGCCGTTCTGAGGCATGGACTGGGGCGCCGCGGCCGGAGGAGCCCCAGGGCCGCCCATCATGAGGTTCGGCCCGCCGGGCACGCCCTCGCCCGCCATGGCCTGGCCGGGGGCGGCTATGAAGGCTCCCGGAGGAGCGCCGAGCACCTGCTCGTTCTCCTGGGCCTTCTGCATGCGGTCCATGTAGGCCTTCTCCGCCTTCATCTTGAACTCCTGCTCGGCCTGGCGCTTCTTGTAGGTGTCCTTCCAGTCCAGGTTGAACAGGTTGAGGACGTCCTGCTCCGCGGCCACGCCCTGCATCATCATCTGGAGCATGATCATGCGGCGCTCCATGTCGTCGGCGTGCGTCGGGCGGACCAGCCGGGCCTCGCAAGGCAGCCAGCTGAGGATGGCCGAGACGCGGTCGACGATCCAGGAGAGGACGTCCTGGATGCCGTGCAGGAAGATGGACTCGCCGGCCTCGAACAGGCGGGCGGCGAAGGGCGCCGTCTGGGCGCTGAGGTTCTTGCGGTAGAGCTCCACCGGAATGCCGAGGCCGTTCAGGAAGTCCGCCTGGGCGTTCTGGAGCAGCTCGGGGGTGACGAAGTTCTTGCCCTCGCCGCCGAGCAGCTGGTAGTTGACCGGGGTGGGCAGCCACTGCCAGCCGGTGGGGTCCTTGCGGGCGCGCTCGATCGAGCGGGTCACCTGCTGGCCGAAGCTGCCGATGTTGACGCCCTTCATGACGTCGCCGCCCGCACCGACGGACTGGGGGCTGATGAGCCTGATGGGCAGCATGTGGTCGAGGGCGATGCACTCGTTGTTGCGCTTCAGGATCTGCGCCAGGTAGGCGTCGCGGAAGCCTGCGATGACCGGGGGCAGGCCCCAGGGGCCCAGCTTGATGTCGCTGAGGTTGCCCAGGCTGGTGTGGTGGACCATGCCGGGGCTGAACTTGAACATCCTGCCCTGGCGGACCGACTGCACGATGCCCCACGGCACCGACTCCAGGTAGGCGCGGTCGGACTTGGAGATGGAGCCGATCTCGGCCGTGGGTACCTCGTAGTAGTACTCGGGCTGGCCGCCGTAGTCGTGGGCCACGATGCGCATCTGCTTGACGTGCCACCGCTTGAGGTGGACGCGGTTCTCCTCCCTGGTGGGCATGTCGCTGGGATCCAGGACCTTGACCTCCTGGCCGCACTGGCAGCGGAACCTGAAGCCGTGCTTGAGCTCGAACCTGTAGTCGACCTGCTCGATAGGGGCCGCAAAGCCGCACTCGGGGCACTGCAGCATGCGCTTGAACGGCGCCAGGACGGAGATGAAGCTGTTGCCGTAGACCTTGACGTCCCTGCCGATGGAGAACAGGGCCGACTTGAGGGACATCTTCTCGAGCAGGAATTTCTTGTATTCCTGCTGCTTGTCCTCGTCGAGGGAGTCGTTGGCACCGCCGATCTCGATGTCGGTGCCGACGAAGTAGGACACGACGTACTCGATGGCCTGGGCGAAGGTCCGGTTGCTGTAGTACATCAGCTCGGCGATCTCGAACGCCTCGTTGAGGTTGGTCGGCAGGTAGAGGGACGCGTAGTCCAGGAACGGGCTCGGAGCATGCTCGGAGTGCTCCAGCATGCGCTTGCCGCCGCCTCCGGAAGGGTTCATGGATCCCATCGTCATCGAATCAGCCCTCGCGGCGCACCCTGGCAAGCAGGTTGGCGCCGAATCCGTTGTTGCCCAGGACCGCCCAGTCGTAGGCGGTCAGGCCGTCGTGATCCTCTGCCGCGGGATCGAGGTCCCTGGAGGCGATCACATGGAAGGAGATCAGGTAGGTCAGGATGGCGGGGTCGCCGTGGTAGGCCGCGTGCATGAGCAGGGTGCGACCCTGCTTGTCCCTCAGCGAGAGCAGGCGGGGGAACCTGTTCAGCAGCATGTTGGCGCCGACCAGATCTCCGTCCACGAGCGTGCGGACCATCGCCGGGATGGCCTCCTGGATGTTCTTGATGGTCATCGCGCCTCCTGGTCCAGGGCCGCCCTGCGGCAGCCGCACCGGCCGCAGCAGCCGGCCTTGGGAGGCGGGACCTCCGCAGCGGCCTTGACGGCCTGGTCGGAGTCGGTGACGACTGGCGTCTCCTCGGTCTCCCCCTGCACGACTCCCTGCTTGATGAAAGGCTCGTTGTTCATGTTTATAATCAACTTTCGTGGAATTTTTGGCGAAGAGGCCGTTTTTCAGGTCAGAATTTTTTACGGGCTAAGTTCTTTTATCACCCGAAGAACAAGCAGGTATCTTGCCTCGGACCTGTCGAACAGCTCCACGTTGAGCATCTCGCATCGTAGCCGTCGTCCGTGCACCAGGCAATCGAATTCCGGCACCGACATTCTACCATCTTCCTCCAGCACCGATACGGGGGGCAGCCAGCCCGGACGGCCCGTGGAGAGGTCCAGCTCCAGCTCCAGCATCAGCCAGCCCTGGCCGCCGCGGGACGTGCCCTCGGACTGGAAGACCGCCCTGACGCACGGGATGGACAGCTTGGCTCCGTGCCAGTCGATCTGCACCGTCACGGATGCAGTCCTCGGCTCCACCCGTGCAGGCCGGGCGACCGGAGCCGCCTGGACCTCGGCATCCTCCTCCGCTTCCTCCTGCCCGGACTCCGGATGGGCTTCCTGCGGCACGGCCGCCGGAGGGGGCAGGACGCCCCCTCCGACGAGCACAGGCCTGAACCCCAGCGGAGCGCGGAAGTTCCTGAACTGGGAGTCCGGGGGAACCGCGGTGCCGCGCACCTGCGACCATCCGTCGGAGTTGTCGGTGACCTTCACCGGCTGCTTGCCGGAGGAGGCCCGCATCGCGGGCTTCATTCCAAGTGGTGCTTCCGGCTTAGGTCTCTTCATGGCAGGTATCACTCGTCGTCCGCGGCGGCGCTCGGCGAAAGGTCCGCCTGGCTGAGGGGAGCGAGGATCCCCTCCTGCGCGATGGCCGTGGACAGCGCCTTCCTGGCCACACTATACCACGACTCCCTGGGCAGGAGCGCCGTGACCAGCGGACCCATTCCGACAGTGACGTGCCCGGCCTCCAGCGCCGGATCGTGCTCCTCCAGGGACTTGCCCATCAGGTTCCTGAAGTCCTGTGCGGAGATCAGGCCGCAGGAGTACATGACGACGCAGGCCACCTTCGGATCGCTGCTGTTGATCTGCTGGGGAGTCAGGCGGCAGTAGAACCTCTCGGTGTTGGAGATCAGGTTGCTCTCGGCCGGCACGAACCCCTTGAAGTTCCTGCCGTCGAGCTTGGGCCTGACGCCCAGGACCAGGCACATGACCGCCGGAGACTCCTCGGGCCCCGTGGGCGACATGGAGTACCGGCTGGTGCCCACCCACCGCAGGTCGTTGTTGGACCTGTGCCACTCGCCGTAGCGCGGGTTGGAGGAGTCGATGGTCGCCGCGATGTCCTGGAAGTACGCCTCCATGAGCTTGCGCATCTTGTCCATGGTCAGCTGGTCCTGCACCATGGGCAGCCGGCGGCAGACGTCGGCCGCCTTGTTTTCGGAACCGCCGTTGCCTCCGAACTTGTCGGAGGGATCCATCAGGGCCATCATGGAGTGGTGTGCCGTGGCGATCGGGCTGCTCTCGCACAGGAACCAGTGGTGGTCCATGGTCCAGGGCCACATGGAGCTCTGCGGAGGCTTGCGCCACTTGTGCACCTGGCTCTTGTCGACCTCCGAGGCCGTGCGGATGATGCGGTGCGGCAGGCGGGGCGCCACCCTGGAGCCGATCAGGCCCTGGGACAGCTGGTTCGACTGGGGGTCGACGACGTACCACGCCCCGTCCGTGTATTCGCCGCCTCCGTAGGGACTCGTCTTCTTGCTGCCGTAGCCCTCGCGCGGGATCGAGTTGTTCCTGCAGGCATCCAGCACCAGGCGGGCGCGGCCGGACCACGGCATGTTCTTGACGTGGTTCTCCATCCTGCTGTCCACGAGCAGGAAGGCCGTCACCACGGCCTCGGAGTCCAGCGCCAGCAGCCCCATGGCGAGCGCCTTGACGACGTCGTCAGGACGGCAGCGGAACGCCCGGGCTCCTCTGCCCGGCGAATTGAAGGCCGTCGAGCCCGGGTCGAGCTGCCTGAGCAGGTTCTCGCACTGGGACGAGATCTTCAGGCCGGCCTTGGCGACGGCCGCGGCGTCGGGCAGCGAATGGAAGCCGGAGTGGAACGACGGGGCGCAGGACACGCTCGCATGGAGCAGGCCGACGGTCTTGCCGTCGACCGACAGCGGGACGTAGAGCACCTTGTCGAAGATGAACGGAGCGGCGGGGTCCGGCCCGTCGAAGTAGGCCGGGTTCTGGAGCGAAATCCTTCCGGCGACGATGAACGACCGGCGGAAGGAGTCGAAGGTGATGAACGAGTTGTCGAGGTTGACCCTGGTATTCATTGGTTGTGTCTCCTGTGGGCCCCGGGCCGGGCGGACCCGGCCCGGGGCTGCATGGCTGTGCTCAGCCCTTGACGTGGATGGTGGTGCCGTATGGCGCGATGACCTGGCTGTTGATGACCCAGATGACGTCGAAGTCCGGCGGCTCGCCGAACTCGCCGTACCCGTCGGTGAAGTAGACCAGCACGTCCGGCCGGTCGTGCCCCATGTCCGAGATGTGGCGCATGACCGGCACGAAGCTGGTGCCTCCGCCTCCGGTCACCCTGGGGATGTCCTCGTAGGGACCGATCCAGCGGTTTCCGTAGACCTCGGCGTCGCACTCGAGCAGGTACGTGGGCAGGCCGTAGAGCTTGCGCACGCCGTCGAACTCGGACAGGCCCTTGAGGATGTCCTCCTCGGACATGGATCCCGAGGTGTCGATCGAGAAGCCCACCGACGGAACCTTGCCGGCCCTGCGGCTGGGCAGGAGGATGTCCTGCCACAGGTGCCTGCGGGACGGAGGCACGAACGTGGACCTGCCCTTGACCTTGGTGCAGTACTTGCTGCGCATGCAGTAGGCCAGGGCTTCCTCCCACCTGACCTGAGGCTTGAGCAGCCTGCCGACCGCCCGCTCCATGTGCGCCGGCAGCTTGCCCTGCAGCTTGGCCCGGGTGGCCGCCTGCGCGGCCGCCTCGGTCCACCCGCCGTTCTCCTTGTTGGGGACCTCCTCGGTCCTCTCCTTGAAGGCCTGGCCTCCGTCGGGCTGGGGATCGCCGGGCTCGAGGATGTCCTGGCCGATGCCGTCGCGCTCCTGGTCGTCCTGCTCCTGGTCGCCATTTTCGCCTGAACCAGCCTGGGCGCCGACCTTGCCCTTCTTCCCGTCCTTGCCTTTCCCCTTTCCGTCGCACTGGCGCACAAGCATCTCGTAGACGATCTCGGCGGTCGCCAGGTCCAGGTCGACCTCCAGGGCCGCGCAGGTCTCCTGGTCCCAGTAGCAGCCCCGGCTGACCAGCCTGCGCAGGTTGTCGACGCCTCCGAAGTGGTTGACCAGCAGGTGGTTGATCATGATGTCGGCGGCGGTGTTCCAGATCTTCCGGTCGCGGGCATGCCTGCGCACGTTGTGGCCGAGCAGCGGGTGCATGATCTCGTGGGCCAGCAGGAACGCCTTGCTGCGCATGTCCAGGGAGTTCCAGAATCCGAAGTTGAGGTAGATCTTGCCCTCGTAGGAGACGCCCGCGGTCGGGACGTACGGATTGTCCGCCGGCAGCATCACCAGCTCGAACTTCTCGATCAGGAAGCCCCAGAACGGGAACTCCCTGAACATCCAGAATATGAGCTTCGACAGCCCCCTCCGGGCCGCCTCCAGCTCCTGCTCGGAGATGGAGGCGGCCTTGCCGGAGACGGGGGCCTTGGTTTGCATCGCTGTCACTTGTCCTCCTCTTTCTCGTGACCCTCGGGTCAGACCTTGTAGTCGGCGAGCAGCTGCTTGTGCTTCTCGTTCCAGCTCTTGAAGCTGGCGGACTTGATGAGCATGGGCATGATCTTCGGATCCTTCTGCGCCAGCATGCCGGCGAAGAACAGGGACGCGATCTCGGGCCGGATGCGGCAGCCGTTCGTCCCGGCCATCACGCCCGCGGCCTTCTCGAAGATGGAGAGCTTGCGCACGGTGCGGTGCAGGATGTTCGACACGACCGCGTAGGTCAGCGACATCTTGCTGGGGCCGTCCTCGTAGGACGCCTTGCCGTCCAGCAGGGCGTCGATGTCGGGCAGGTTCTTGGCCTCCCGGCGGTACTCCAGGAACCAGCCCGCCGCGGCCTTGCCCACGGCGCCCTCGACGGCCTGGCGGTCGTCGATCCCGGCCTTCAGGAGCTTGGACACGGTGGCCCAGGCGCGCGGGGTCGGGAAGTTGCCGTACTCGTCGACCGGCGGCTGGTACAGGTGCTCGCCGGAGCAGTAGGACATGAAGCCGAGGACGTCGGGCTCGATGGCGCCGATCGTCATGGCCCAGTTGCGCCACTGGTTGAAGTCCGGCTCCATCTCCACGATCACGAACCGGTTGCGCAGCGGGGCGCTGAGCGGGTTGACGTGGGCCTTGTGGCTGCTCTTGTTGCCGCAGGCCACGATCCACCAGCCGTCCGCGAGCTTGTGCGGGCCGCACCGGCGGTCGAGGATGAACTGCAGGGCGGCGTTCTGGACCGACGGGTCGGCGGTGTTGATCTCGTCGAACAGGATGATGCCGCTGCCCGAGGTCGGCAGGAAGTCGGGCCGGGCCCACGCCACGGTGGGGTCCGAGTCCGAGGTGCGGTTGACGAGCGGCATGCCCCGCATGTCGACCGGCTCGAGCATGCTGAGGCGGACGTCCTTGACCTCGTCGCCATCGGCGGCCTGCTTGCAGATCTCGGACTTGCCGATGCCGGGGGCGCCGAAGATCAGGAGGGGCACTCCTGCGCGGCGGTAGCTCTTGATCATCTCGACGTAGTTGCTGTTCATGGTCTCTGTTCCTTCTTTCTCTGGTTTCTCGTCGTTCCAGGGGCGGTCAGGCGACCGCCTCCTCCATGCTGTCCTCGGTCTCCTGCGCCTCCTCGGGCTGGTCCGCGTCGGCCACGCCGACCACGAACGCCATGCCCATGCAGCGATCGATCAGCTCCGAATACCCCTTCGACTGGGCCACGGCCTCGGACGAGCAGGCGGAGTTCTTGCCGAAGTCCTCGTTCCCGCCCAGCAGCATCCTGTCAGCAGTGTCGCTCAGCCTCTGCAGCAGGGGGCCCTCCTTGTCGCCTTTGCTGGACCGGCGGTTGTGTATGCGCCAGTCGTCCTCCGAGTTGCCGACGGTCGTCAGGAAGCCGGTCTCGTAGAGGCGGCAGCCGAAGAACCTGGTCAGCGCCTCGATGTGGCGGAGCTCCAGGGCGGACGAGACGGCCGGCCGGCCGAACAGCTCGTCGAACTCGGCCTCGCGGATCGCCATGATCTCGGCCAGGTTGCGGCGGCTCATGATGTCGCAGGCGACGATGGAGCGGACGACGTGCGTGATGTACTCAGACAGCATTCTTCACCTTCCTTCATTCATTTGATTGCTAACGATGGGAAAAGCGCATCTCGAACCCTCGGCCCGGCCGCCCCGGGTCCTCCTCGCGGAGGACCCGGGGCGGGCCAAGACCTTCGAAGAGGCCGGACGTCAGGCAGGCTGATGTCCGCCGGTGGCCTCCAAGCCCCCGGCCATCGGTGTCCGGTCGCCGGCGGCAGGGTGCACCTGCTGCCGCAGCGCCGCCGTCATGGAAGACGGCAGACCCAGCGACCGGGCCGAACGGTCCCTGCCCTCCATGACGTGCCAGGTGTCCACGCGCCTGGCCAGGATCAGCGACTCGGTCGGCAGGGGAGCTACGTATTTCTCCCTGCAGTTGACCGCGTCGTGGAACCACCAGGGCACGTAGTCCGTCAGCCCGGCGGCGCCCTGGGCGCCGATCCAGACCTTGGCCCGCTCCCGCTCCGAGGAGTCCAGCCCCAGCATGCCGAGCGGATCGGCCAGCAGCTGGGTCAGGGTGCGCGTGAACGCATCCTTGACCTTGGCTCCGGCCTGCTCGATCACGCTGACCAGTCCGGCCGCGCACGTGCCCGACCGCCGGAACACTTCCCACGGCGTCAGGGTCGAGATCGACTCCAGTATCCGCCGGACCTGCCGGTACAGCGGACTGGAGCTGATGCCGCATCCGCTGAAGACGTGGTCGATGGCCGGATGCGCCAGGAACGCCGGGTGGTCGACCAGCTGGCACGTCTCCTTCTTAACCAGCAGCAGCGGCTGGCTGGGGCACGTGATCTTCGTGCCGGCCGCCTGGATCAGCTCGTGCTGGCGCATGAGCAGCTGCAGGGCCCCGGGAGGGGTGCTGCAGCCCACATTGACCAGGGAGGCGAAGTTCTGCTGCACGTACGCCCGGCGCATCAGCTCGCCGAACCGCACCTGCCCCGACCTGGCGAACTCCCGGATGCAGGGGATCTCCTCCCCCTCGTACATCCAGGCGTACTCCAGGTCAGCGACGTCGTGCTCCCCCTCCGTGTCCCAGCGGAAGTCCAGCAGCCTGAACTCCCTGGAGCTGACCTCCCAGGACAGGCTCTGCGTGAAGGCCCTCGTGGTCTCGCCGTCGGTGACGGCCACGAGCGACCTGGCCGAGGAGGCCGGAAGGATGAAGACATCCTGCGGCAGCCTCGACTCCATGATGTACCTCGGAAGGATCGATTCCTTCCTCGTGACGAATGCCCTGGTCTCCAGGGCGGTGCCATCCTGTCGGTGCATTCCGTGCACCTCCATGAAAAACCCCGGCGAGAGTCGCCGGGGCATTACCCTTACTGCCTCTTGGCCGTGACCGGTTCACGGCGAAGGCGCAGCAGGTAATTCTAACGCATGGAGATGCGCTGTTTAGCGCAGCTTGTGGGTCGCGGGCTCGGTCTTGTCGACGTCCAGGACGCGCGGCTGGCCGAGCTCCTCGAGCACCAGCTTGCCGGTGTCGGTGGCCTTCAGCCTGTAGCTGTGCAGCGGCTTGCCGCCCTCGGTCGTCGTCGAGATCGGGAAAAGCACGCAGCTCTTGGAGCGGCCGTAGAACACGGGCCGGACCTCGAGCGGAAAGCCCCCTTCCTGGACGTCCTCGACCTGGACCTCCATCGGATCGGGTTCATGCAGTCTGATCTTCATTCCTTTGCTCCTTTGCTGGCGCCGGCTTCAGTCCGTCGGCGCAGATGGCGTTGTGGATGTCCATGTAGCCGGCGTACATGGCCGGGGCGTAGGCCTCCGGGCCGAACCCGAAGACCTGGTAGAGGACGTAGCGGTAGCTGCCCCCCAGCTCTATCTCGCCCTTGCGGATGCGGCGGCTGACGGCGCAGAACGCCTGCAGCTGCTGCTCCTTCGTCAGGCTCTCCCAGAAGGCCTCCGAGGCGCAGTCGTCGTGACGCGGGCCCTTCTCGAACAGCTCGCACGGGATGAAGACCGCATTCAGATGGTCCATCGCTTCCTGGATGTCCTGCTTGCTGCCTCGGATGCCGGGAGGCAGCGGCTCCTCTGTCTGGTCTTCGCTCATGCCCTCTCCTCGGTCTTGTCGGAGGTGCGGGTGCCGAAGGTGATCCACGGCCTTTCCGGCCCGAATGGCGCCGGGTCGACCCCCGGCCACATAGGAATTGGGACCGGCGACACCGGGTAAGGCGGCAACGGACATCCAGGAACGGACGGACCCCGGAGCTGGGCGGACTCCAAGGCCGCGACGCGGCATGTCAGGATGGCCAAATTTCTCCTCAGCGAGTCCAGCTCGGCAGCTGTGGCCGGGGCTGGCTGGGGCGGCCGCTCGGCCCGCGCCTTGCTTTCGGCGGCCAGGCGGTCGTACGCGTCCAGCAGGGCCTGCACCTCCGAGCTCAACTCGATGTCCCTGGGCGCCTGGATCAGCTGGTGCTCGGCCCATACGCGCAGCATCGTGATCAGCCTCTCGATGACCCCCCGGTCGAACGGCTCGCCGTCTTGCTTCGGTTCATTACTCAAGGTGGGTGCCCTCCACGTTGCGACCCTCGCGCTCCGCCGTGCGGGCCTCGAGCGACGCCAGGGCCGCCTCGAGGTGCTCCAGGGCCTTGGCGTTGTGCGCGCAGGCGAACCTGCTCTCCTGGTAGTAGCGGATGCGCTGCGCCGCCGCCTCGATGACAGTCTCCACGAACGCGCCGTTGGGCTGCTGCCGGTCCGGCCCGCGGCCAAGGGGGCCGTTCTGCCAGTTGATGAAGATGCCCTCGCCTACGGCAAAGCCGCCGGCGGGATTGCCGTCGGCGTCGTTCCTGTTCTCGCATTTGATCGATTGCTTCATGCTGTGTTCCTTTTGACTGGGCTCAGGATTGCCTGAGCTTCTTGAAGAGTTCCGCCGCCTCGCCCTCCCCGGGGCTGTTCTTCTGCACGTAGATGCAGCTGAAGGGCGGGCCGTTCTTGACGTTGAGGTAGAGTCTGCTGGCCTGGTTGTGGGGCAGGAAGAAGGTGATGTCCACGAACTCCCGGATGCCCACGACCTGCATCCGCTGCAGCTTGACGGGGTCCCTGACCTGGACGTCCTCCGCGGTGCAGCCGTAGAGGATCTTGCCGTCCTTGCCGTCGCTGGCCAGCCACCGCGACGACTCCATCCATGCCCGGAAGCCTGCCCACTGGTCGTGGGGCAGCCCCTGCACGTAGCGCGACCATCCCGGCTCCGGGGGCTTGACCCCCTCCGGATGCCTGACGTCCTCCTCGAGCAGCGGCTGGGGCAGCTCGAAGTGGACGACGTCCAGGCGGGTGTCGAACTGCCTGGCGTAGAGCTCGAAGAGCGACACCGAGATGCGCAGGTACATGTGCATCGTGTTGACGAAGAACAGGGAGTAGTCCTTCGCGAACGACTGCAGGTCCTGCAGCTCCGGCCTGGTCTCCTGGGAGACCGAGTCGCTCTCCTGGCCGGCCGCTCCTACGTACAGGGGCTCCTTCATCTCGCGCTCCTCAGTCGTTGGAGGGCTGGGCCTTTTCGGAGGGCTGGCCCTGGTCGGGCCCGGCCTCGGCCGCCTCGACCTGCCGGGCGACCTCGGCCGCCACGATGGCCTGCACCTGGCCGTGCAGCATCTTCAGGCCGGCGAGGATGGCCGACGACTGGTCGGGCCCGAGGATCACGGTCTGGATGTTCTCGTGGCCGACCCCGACCGGAGTGCGGGCCCTGGTGTGGATCTTGACCTCCAGCAGCTCGCCGTCCTTGGACGGGATGCGGGTGAAGGCGCTGCTCTCCGAGAGGAGGGCGAATTCCTGGTTCTGCTGGCTGCTCATTTCCTTAGCTCCTTGTATTTCCTGGTGGCGGTGGCCGCCATGTAGACGGACACCGCATCGTATGCGTGCTCGTTGACACCTCTGAGCAACTTGCCGCCCTTGCCCTTGATCCATCCGTTGAAGTACGGGAACCTGGCCAGGACGGAGTCCCGTACCTGGTCCTTGGTGGCGTTGGCGTCACCGGTCGCGGCGCGCTTGGCCTCGAACGGAGTGACCAGCGTGCAGCCTATGCCCAGCAGGGTGATGGCCCCGCAGGCCGCCCCGCGGGACAGGGCCATGCTCTTCGCCGCCTTGGCGCTCTTCGATCCTCCGGTCGGGCACTCGATGAAGATGTGCACCGGCTCCCACCTGCCTATGGCATGCTCCAGGCCCAGGACCAGCTCGGAGGTCCTGCGCCAGTCGTCGTCGGACACCCTGGCCTTGCCGGACCCTGCCTCCGTCCTGATCACGTCCACCGCCACCAGCCTGTCCGGCTCCCCGAGGGAAAGCACGGCGACCCCGGTGTTGGCCAGGGCTAGGTCGAGGCAGAGGATGTGGTCGGGAGCGGGCATGGGTTCACCGGCGAGGGAACATGGACTCGAACTCCAGCCAGCCTGCCAGCGCGACCGTGATCGCGAAGACGGGCAGCATCAGCTGCGGAGCGAACTGCGTGGCCATGGGTATCACGCTCCGTCGTCCTTTGGATCCTCGTCGTCCAGGGTGAAGTCCTCCGGGTCGAGCTTGACCTCCGGGGGCTGCTGCGGAGGCATGCCTCCGAACAGGGCCGAGAGCAGGTCCTTCACGCCTCCCGAGGAGGATTCGGCGTCCGGGCGGCCCAGCCTGACGAACTTGATGTCCACGTCCTGCGGGGACGGCGGACCCTTCTCCGGCATCGCGTGGCGGGCCGCGTCGTACATGGCCTGAGGGTTGGCCCTGCCGGAGACGATCCTCGGCTTCAGCGAGACCCAGTTGCCGTCGCAGTCCATCGGCACGCCGAGGAACACGGTGCGGCCCTTGAGGTCGATCGTCTCGAGGATGAGGCCCAGCCTGCCGTTCTCGGCGATGGCGAACTTCCCGCAGTCCGGGTGCTCCTTGCTGCTGTCCTGCTTCCTGGAGGTCATCCGAGCCCCCTTCCGCCCTTGCGGAGCATGTTCTCGGCGGCCTGGTTGACCGGCGAGTCCATGTACTCCTTGAAGTTGCTGACCCGTGCGATGGCTGCCTGGTGCCACATGCGGACCATCACGTCGCCCAGGTTCTTGAGCACCCAGGTGCGCGACTCCCACGGCAGGTCGGCGAAGCCGGACGCCAGGTAGGCCTCCTCCGGCGTGGCGTGCGACAGGCCCTCGCGGGACAGGACGTAGCGGAGGGCCAGGACGGCCTTCTCCATGTCCGGCTCCGAGATCTTGAGCACCTGCTCGGCGACGTAGCCGTCCACGTTCTGGATGAGGGTGCACATGGCGACGAACGCCCCCGGCACGCAGTTGATGATGTCGTGCTGGGGGACGTAGGACTCGTTGACGTTGTTGACTCCCCGCGGGCTGACGGAGAGCATGTGCCGCGGGTTGAACGGCAGGGGCATTCCGACCGGCATGCTCAGGCTGGCTCGGAGCTGTTCTCTGGCTTCTTCATTGGACATAGGTTTCTTCCTTCTATCTTGAGGACCACTTCCCTGACCTCGACCCTGGCCGCCGAATGGGGCCGGCACGACCTGTGGCACCGATCATAGCCCGTCGGACAGGAATGGCAAGGGCCGTCGAGCCCCTTGTCGCATCTTTTCGCACGCTCCTCCGCCAGGGCCTTGTTGCGCCCCTGCTGCGAGGACGTGGCCCTGATGGCGCCGGCCGAGGTCCTCCTGGAGTCCTCCCGGAGCATCAGGCCTCCGGCCGAAGGTTCCCAGGACAGCACCGGCACCGGATCCGGCAGGACCAGCACCTCGCACCTCACGGCCTCCTCGGGCCTGGAGATGCGTATGCGCTCCCGGTCCATGAGCGTCCTGGTGCAGCCCAGGATGTCGCTCAACGGCCGCAGGAACCTGGGCACCGGGGCGTGGAGGTCCAGGCCGGCGGCCGGGCCGTCCAGGACCCGGATCCGGTAGGACTCCACGCCGCCCGCGTCCACCTGCAGCTCGTCGATCCTGGCGGCCATCCAGCCCATCTCCTCCCTGCGCCCGCCGTACAGCTGGCATAGGGAGTCCTTGAGCCTCTTCCTGTTGCCGGCCACCTGCCAGCACAGGACGTCGACCGCCCTGGCGTCCATGAAGCAGTGGAGGAACGGCTGCAGGAACGGCCTGGCCACCTCAGGCACGCACCCGGTCGCCTCCGCCGCGGCCCTTGCGCACTCGGCCAGCAGCGCGGCGTCCATTCTTCTTCCCGGCACGCTTGCCCTTGCGAGCCTTGCCTTCATCTGGGATGAGATCGACGCGCAGTCCTGGGGCTTGGCGTGCAGCCTTGCCTTTGGCGTTCGGAGATTTTCCGACGTCGCCGCCAGCCTTCGCCACGCCGAACTTAGGGGGATGAAGGACAAGTCCATCTGCCACCTCCTCGCATTTCATGACCTCCTTGCCGTCCCCGTCCACCTGCCTCCAGCCGTGGGACCTCACGCGCATGGACCTGTCAGGCTGGGGCTCGTCGAAGTAGGTCCAGGTGTGCTCGAAGGCGCCCCGGACCACCTGCCGAACCAGCTGCCGCTCCTCCGGTCCGGTCCCGGTCCTGCTGAACTGGGTGCGCTCGAAGTCCCGGGGACCGGTGCCAACGGTCACGGTGATCTCCCCGGCGCCGCTGGGCTCCAGGGACGTGACGATCTCGGTCACCGTCGGCCTGCAGGGATCCTCCGACGTGCTGTCGCGGGTCTCGAACTTGACGTGCCTGATCCGGACCGCGACCTCCTCGAGGACGGTCAGCTCGTCATGGACGAGCGTGCTGGAGACCTCGTGGACGAATCCGGACGGGCGATGCGTCCTGGTCCACCTCAGCGGCACCACGACCTCGCCCCGGCCCGGCATGTGGACCGTGAAGGACTCCTCCGAGACGCAGTCGGTGTGGGAGGGCTCCTCCTGCCGCATCGCGGCAGGATCGCCGACCTCCTTGACGGCCGTCTTCGACAGGAGCATTCCACCGCATAGGTCGCAGGCGTAGCCCGATTTTCCCTGCACCTCCCCGCAGCCCGAACCGTCGGTTCCGTTGCCGATGCACTCGACAGGGCCGTCGATGTCGCTCATGCCTCCCCCTTCCGCATCGCGGCGATGGCGTTGTCGCAGCACGCAGTCAGCTTCATCTTCGCGTCGTGGCTGTGGGTCATGCTGTGGCACAGCATCACCGTTACCCGGTCCATCCATTCGGTCATGGTTTCGTTCCGCTCGCGCAGGTCGCTGGCGGCGGGCGGCTGCACGGCAGTACCGCCAAGTACTTCCTGCTTCCAAGTCGGCCAGGTCTGAACGACCCTGCTGGCGTCCTCAAGGTGCTTGACGAACCTCTGTCGCTCGCCCTCCAGCTCACTCCTGAGCCCGTTCCGCTCCGCGACGAGCGCGGTGAGGGTGGCGTAATAGTTCGCTGCGATATTGCTCGGGATCGTCGCAAAGGAGCGGTCGGCGGCTAGGCTCAGATACCCGAGCAGTCCCTTGATGTCGTTGTCGTTGGTGGGGTCACTCATGGCTCGACGCTCCAGTTGTTCCCTACGCTGTGCAGAGCCTTCGATGGGGTTCCATCCGATTTCATGGGATGCCCTCTGATGTACGGCTTGGACGGAGAATCATGGAGAATGCCAGTAAGGAGGAACCCATCGATCGATGCGACGAAGTACCTCTTCCCGTTGCAATACACGGTCGATCCGACACGAATCCCAAACCGAATCTCCACCAGTTCGATCAGTTCCTCTCGGATGATCCTGCGGGTTTCGCTCAACTCCTCGGCGAGTTTTGATTCAATCCCTTGCATGTGTCGGATGCTGGCGATCTTGTCGTTGATGTCAGGCATTGGCTTTCTTTCGATTCGTAGTCCGAACAGAGCGGACCTTTTTGTTGCGAGGGGTGCGGGCGAGGTGCTCAAGCCGACGGAGGAGCTCGGACAAACGGTCGGCCTGACGGGAGAGTTCGCGGATCTCGCTGTCGCTGTCCGAGGAGGCTAGGCGCAGGCGCAGGGCTTCGTGTCCGCCGGAGAGGGCGTCGATGTATCGGGGGAGGTCTTTGCTGGAGACGATCAGCGTGTCGTTGGTCAGGTCAGGCATTGGGGGCCTCCTCCTGGTCGTCTCCGTACAGCCTGGCCCTGGCGTCCAGGTGGCGGACGACCATCTCCCGGACCGCCTGGCGGCCGGAGCGGGTCGAGCTGAAGAAGTCGCGGATCTCCTCCCGCACCGCGGCGTTGAGCGCAAGCTTGACCTCCTCGTCGATGACATGCTGCAGGTTCTCGTCGGAGCAGTAGGACTCGACGGCCTTCGCGACCATCGAGTCGACCTTCACGGTCTCCTCGGACAGGTGCCTGATCATCGTGCTCTTCATGAAGTCGACCTCCAGCTTGATGATCGGCTGCCTCATGAGCTTGGTGGAAAACCTCTCGGGCAGGAAGGGATTGTTGCGTTCGTCGGTCACGGTGTCTCCTTTTTCTCCAGTCTGGCGAGGGTGTCGGACATCAGTCTGTTAAACAGCCCCAGTTTGGTCACCAGCTCCTCCGCAGCCTCGGCCCTGCCCTCCTGGAGCCTGGCCTTGTTCTCCATGCACTGGAGCTGCATCTTGGTCAAGGTCAGCTCCTGCTCCCGCGCGACCTGTTCCGTCAATCGGGAGGCCAGGCGGGCCATCTGCTCAAGCAGCCCTTCAACCTGAGATCGCAACTCCCCGACCTCTTGCTCCAGATCATTCATCTGCAGGGCTCCTCGCCGCCAGGATCTCCGTGGCCCGCATGATCAGGTACCCCTCGGGCATCGGGGTCTCCATGCCGGCGAAGGCGCTGTACAGCACCTCGTCTCCCGGCTTGAGCACAGGGACGTAGCCGCCCTTCCTACGCAGGTTGTCGCACGGGCCGACCTTCACGACCACCCCGTGCTTGGACTGGAAGTCCCTGCGGTCCTCGGGGACGATGATGCCGTGCTCGGTCGTCTCGGGCGCCTTGTTCTTGCGCACGACCACCCAGTCGTGCAGCGGCTGGAAGCGCTCCAGCTCCTCTTCCGTCAGTCTCGGAACGATAGCCATGTCCTGGTCCTTTCTTTAAGACGAATTGATCACTTGCCGGCGCGCACGGCGGTCACCCGGTAGGGTCCGGTCCGGATAGTCTGGCCGACCCCGACACCGAACGACATGTCCACCATGAACGAGTCCTGTTCGCAGGGGACGAACGTCACCGTCGCACCCTCCGAGCTGAACACGGAGCGGAGGTACTCCAGCGCCGCGTCGACGGTCCTGAACGTGCTCTTCGAGGGCTGCGGGCTCCACCTGCCGCGCCTCCTGCGCTTCACCATGTATACGGTTCTCTCCATCCCTTCGTCCTTCTCAGCAGAGGGCCGTCGGACCGATGCCGGTCAGCAGCCGCATCCTGGGCGTCATGAAGGGCCATGCGGCCAGCAGCCATGTCATTGCTCGGGGCCCCTTTCATCCATAGCGGCTGACGCGATCGATGGCCACTTGAACAAGCTTTTGCACGAAATCGTCGGTGACGGCCTTGGCCAAGGCATCCCTGATCTGCGCCTGGATCTGTTCCTTGTAGGTCTCCCGCAGCTGAGTCTCGATGATGGCCGAAACATGATGCTTGATGACCTGGTCGAACGGGTTGTTGTAGGTGGCCTGCAGGTCCTTCATCACTCTGGCGACGCTGTCCTTGACGGCGTTGCCGATCTGGCTTTCCAGCACAGCCTTGGCGACGAACTCGTTGATCTGCTCCGGGGTAAGCTGCATTTGGTTCCCTTTCTTTGTTTTAGTTACGGCTTCGGCGGCTCCAGGTCGGCCTTGGTGCGCAGCCCGTTCCGCTCCTTGATCTTGGCCACGATCTCCTTGGTCAGGTCGCTCTGCACCTTGGAGGCCAGGCCGTCCGGGCCGAAGATCCTGGCCTTCTCGTCGTCCGTCATGCTCTCCTTGAGGATCTCGATCATCTCGACGATCTCCTTGACCGCGGCCTCCTTGCGGGTGCTGCTCAGGATGGTGCGGGCGATCAGGCCCGCGCCTCCGGCAAAGCCGATCACGACCAGCACCGCGCCCACCTTGGCGATCTCCTCCATGTAGTAGTGGGAGGCCGCCGCGAACCCCAGCATCATCACGCCGAGCAGGGCCATGGAGCCGCCGTAGCCCTTGTTGAGGAACAGGGCCACGGCGGCTCCCGCCGCCAGCAGTATGAACCCGATCACCCAGAACATCGTGATGTAGCCGTAGAGCTTCTCGAGGGCGGCGGCCCTGCCGGCCTCCAGGGCCGACTCGAGCTTGATCAGCTTGTCCTCCAGCTGGTCGACCTTGGTCACCAGCTCGGAGAGCTTGGCCGTCTCCTTGCGGAGCTTGCCGGCCTCGTCCTCGATGTTCTCCGCCCTGGCCTCGATCTTGTGCATGCCCTCCTGCACCGACTCCAGCGCAGGGCGCTGAGGCTCGGGCACGGACGGCAGGACCTCCTTGACGGACGCCTTCGCCGCCACGGCGGTCGCCTTGACCTCCACGGCATCCTGCTCGATCGAGCCGATGGAGGCGTTGGAGTGGTCGAGGACCGACTGCAGGCTGGTGCTGTTGGCCGCCGGCTTGTCGGCAAGCGGAACCGGCGGTTCCTGCTTCGGCGGGCCCTTGCAGGAGGCGAGGAAGCAGAGGCAGAGGACGAGGGCCGTCAGACCAGCCCGCACGAGAAAGCGATGAGTAGTGCCCATGCCAGGAATATACCTGCGGCCCGGGCCAGAGTCCACCACGGCCTACGCATGGGGAGGCTCCTGCCTCGTCCAGGACGGGTCGGCCGTCACCGGGATCTCGATCCACTTCTTCTTGTCGCCCAGGGAAACCTTGCCCCAGGACTTGCTAGCCACCACCAGGCGCTCGGAGGTCATGCCGCCTTGGCCCTTGCGGAGCGCCAGCTTCTGCTCCAGCTGCCGGGAGCCGCAGGCACGGCCTCGATAGTCGCTCAGCAGTTCGAGGCTGGTCATCGTGCTGAGCAGCCTGCGCCGCATTTCCTCGACCCTGGAGTCGGGCATGGAGATGCGCCGCGACTGGATGCGGCGGGCGGCATGCACCAGGTCCAGCACGCCCTGCAGGGCGTGCACGGGGACAGGAGCCAGGTGATCGCCGGTCAGCAGCAGCTCCAGCAGCAGCCCGCCCTCCGAAAAGTCGGAGTGCATCAGCGACAACCTGAACGCCATGGGCAGCCTTTCCGACAGACCCGGCTTCCAGCAGTCCAGCATCCGGTCGAACGGCTCCAGCACCTCCGCGCATGTCCTCACCTCGTCCGAGATGCCGGGACCGAATCCGGATCCGTCAGGAGCCAGCACGGCGGCCAACACGTCAGGATGGCTCAGGGCCCCCCAGAGGATCCCGTCGAAGAGACCCCTGAGGGAGCGTCTCTGCAGGATCTTGGCGGGCACATCGTCGGGACGCGAGGCCCAAAAGACCCCCATGGTCTGCCGGATCTGCTCGGCGTCGGTCAGCACCTTGCGGTTGCAGAACAGCACGTCGTGCGCAAACCTGAGCTGCGTCGCCCTGTCCATGTGCACGTTGTGGCAGAGTCCCCGGAAGGTGGTCCAGAAGAACATCGGGCGCCGGTTAGGCTGGTCCTCGGCGGCCCAGGCCGCGGAGATCATCCTGGAGACGAACTCCGGGTCGCACTCGCATCCGGCCAGGACCTGCCAGATCGACTTCTGCATGGCCGACGAGGAGGACAGCAGCCAGTCCCTGGACTCGACAGGGATCATCCCCCGCACAGCCTCCGGCAGCTTCACCTTCCGGTGGTCGCCGGGGCGGGCCGAGCACATCGTGTTCGTGAAATTGCAGTCTGGGCACTCCCCGCTGCATGCCTTATGGTCCGCGCCGATCTTCAGCGCGTAGACCCTCCAGTAGTCCTTGACCGGATAGGAGCACACCGGCGGCTCAGTCTTCGTTGCAGTCATGCGAATCCCTCCTTCTCTCTTTCTCGATCCTGGATATCACGGTCCGGGCCACGGATGCGGCCCCGAGCCTCACCAGGGAGCGCAGCGCCGGCGGAGGCGCCCGCAGCTCCCCGGATTCCGCCTGCCCCACCAGCTGCTCCATGTAGGAGAGCATGGCGGTCAGGTCGTCGAGCGAGACCGCCTCGAGCTTGGAGTCGGCGGCGGACACCATCTGCTCGGCGCGGACCATCAGCCTCATCTGGCTGGGCGTCATCGCTTTCCTTTCGGGTTGTGTGTGCGGGTCACCTGGCCGACACGGCCAGGGAGACCACCTCGGCCCTCACGACGACGGCGTCGGAGGCCCTCTCGACGGCGCAGGCCGAAGCCCGCACCCCGTCCTCCAGCTCCTCGGCCATGAGCTCGGCGCAGTCCCCGTCCTGCAGGACGGCCTCGACGCACCATTCCTCCAGCCGCGGACCGTGGGGGTCCCTGTACCTGACCACCACCAGATGCAGGATGTCCTTGGGCGAGGCCTCGAACTCCAGCTCCAGCTCTATGAAGTCGCCCCTGGGCTCCAGCAAGGTGAGGCCCAGGGGCGTGAAGTCGTGCAGCGGCCGGCGGTCGGACGAGGCGTCGAAGTCCTCGTCCATGTCGTCCTCCAGGTCGAGGTCGTCGCAGTCCGGCTCCTCTTCTTCGGAGGAGATCTCGGAGTACCTGAGGTAGACGGTGCTGCTCTTCATCTGATGTCCGCGGTCACTTGGTCTTGGACTTCGACTCGGGGACGAAGACCGTGCTCTCCGAGCAGCCTGCCGAGCAGCTGCCGCGGACGTAGCCGATGGCCTGGGTGGACACCGAGTAGATCCAGCCGCCCTCGACCTTGAGCCGGCGGGTGGTGCGGCGGAACGCGTTGGTGGCGTCCCCGAAGCGGCCGACGTTGAAGGTCTCGCTCCCGAGGTTCTCCCATTCCGCTTCCGAAGCCGCGGCGGGCTCGGCCTGAGGCTCCGGCGCCGGGGACGTCTCCGGGGCGAACGCCGCCTTCTCCGTGGGGCTCATGTGCGGCGAGGCCGTCGCCTTGAGCGGGGTCTCAGAGATGTTTCCTGTGGTGATCGACTGCATGGGCATGGCTATTCTCCTGTTTTTCCGAAGGCCGATTCGAGCGGCTCTTGCGCCAGTGTAGCGACTGGCGCCTGGCTTGCAACATCCGTCGCCCGGACCTTCCGGGGATCGGTGACTAGAAAGATCCTCCTGCGGGCGTGCACGTCGGCCCTGTACCTCTCCAGGCAATGCAGGGTGGAGCTGGACTCCAGCAGGTGGCTCGAGGCGGCGAGGACCAGGGGACAGCAGTCCATGGCCCTGCGCACCCCGTCGGCCAGGTCGACCGCGGTCCTGACGGTGACCTCGCGGCCGGCCTTCTGCAGGGCCAGCCGCAGGCGTCCGAGCCTCCTCCTGACCGGCTGGAGCCTGTCGCGGTGCACGAGCACGAGGTACGAGTTGACGTTGTGGGGCACGGTTTCCAGCAGCGCGGCGCCGGTGGTCCTCGCCGCCAGGGACTCCCTGGAGTCCAGGCAGGCCCTCACGTGCCGGAGGATGTCGGGCTTCCGGGCCGGCTCGTAGCCCGCCATCGTCTCCCTGAACGGAATCTCCTCGCGGACGACCAGGGCCTCCACCTCCTCGCCCCAGGGCTGCAGCTCGGAGACCTTGTCGAACAGGGCCAGCGCCGACCGCATGTGGCAGTGCGGGCAGAAGACGGACCGGCAAGGGTGCCCTCCGGTGCCGCCGGCACGGAAGCCCATCGGGGCGCAGGTCTCGAGCCGGACCATGTTCTTGTTGTCCTTGCAGTCCATCTTGCTCCAGGCCCGGTACACGAAGCTCCGCCAGAAGGCTCCCATGGCTGCGCGGGTGATCGTGGACCTGCGGAGGTGCCACGGAGCGTTGGCCAGCAGGGCGGTTCCGCCGGGTATCAGCCTGTCGATGTTGGCCTTCTTCCTGGTGGGCGGCACCAGGTAGCTCTGCACCGCCAGGTTGGGGCGGCCCTTCAGCGAGTCGAACAGGTCGCTCAGCACGTCGCCGAGCATCGGGGACAGGCCGACGGGCATGCGCACGAGCGACACCGTCGGAAAGAACGGCTCCGCTTCCTCTTCCACGTTCATGCTTCCTCTCTCTTTCTTAGGCCGGCAGCTGGACCACGATGATGTTGCCGACTCCTACGTTGTAGTTCAGGGTGATGGACGTCGCCGTGCCGTAGGCCGCCTGCCTCACCGACGACGCGTTGGCCTGCTTGGCCAGCAGGACGCCCGCCACGTAGACCTGGCACTTGGGATTCGTCGCGAAGTTCGAAGGCACGACCAGGGCGCCCGGGCTGGACGCGGACTCGTACACCAGCGTCCCCGTGTTCGCCAGGTACACCAGCTGGGTGTCGAACACCGACAGGGTGAGCGGGTTGGCCGAGGTCCATCCGATCGGCAAGGATACAACGCGGAACGATATCTCGACGATCGCGTTGACGAGTCCGTCGACGTAGCCCTTGGTGGCGGCGTCGGTGGACGCGGTCGGGGTTCCGACCTCGGAGATCTTGTTGCCGTGCGCCGTGGCGCCGGTGGACGTCGCGGAGAACCTGGTGGTGCCGTTGACGAACAGCGAGCAGTAGCTGCCTCGGGTCTGCCCCAGGCCGGTGGTGGACTCTCCGGAGAACGAGTAGGTCGGAGTGCCGCTGGTCGACGTGCCTCCGTACGTGGCGATCGAGTTGTTCAGGTACACCAGCGGGGTGTTGAATCCCCCGCCGGCTCCGGTGAGGGTCGGACCGGTCATGTTCAGCCGGAAGAGGGGATTGCCGCTGAGCGAGAATCCGATCTCCGAGCTGGAGTTGGTCATGTACATGGCCAGGGGGCCACGCGACAGCAGGGGATCCGTCGCCGTCGTGTCGATCTCCACGGACAGGCCGCCCGTGAGGGGCACCGTGCCGTCCGCCCTCAGCAGCCCTGAGGACAGCGTGGAGAACGGCACCCAGGAGGACGTCGTTCCGGACAGCTGCAGCACGCCGCCGTCCAGGCTGTTCTCCGGCAGCGGGAAGACCGAGTTGGCCGCGGAGACCGGCGCCTTGACCTGGGCCAGGCCGCCGCCGGACGTCAGCAGGTTGATCCTGCCGGGGCTGGAGACGGAGCCCACGGCCAGGGAACCTCCCTGGTACCGGAGGTTGGGTTCCTCGACGTACCCGGTGCCGGCGACGGCGATGGCCAGCGCGCCGGCCACCGTGGCGCCCGGGATCCGGCCGTCCACGTACGCCTTGGTGGCCGCGTCCTGGCTCAGCGTAGGGGTGGCCAGGTTGGAGATCTTGAGGCTCTCCATCGACATGCCGCCGCTGTTGAACTCGACGACCTTGGCGCCCTGGACAGCCACTCCCATGGCATTGGTGGACGCCCTGAAGACGCCCAGGCCGGTGGCCGATGGGAACGTGTAGGCTGGCTTGGTCGGGTCGTTCTCTCCGACCGTCGCGTCGATGAGGATCTTGGCGGAGGCCGAGGCGCCCCCGGCGGCCGGCTCGATGCTGGTGGCCGAGATCTTGGCCGTGGCCGCGCCGCCTAGGATCACCTGGACGTCCGTGCCGCCGGAGATGAGGCCGGCGGTGCCGATGTTCAGCGCCGGCTTGATCACGCTGCCTGCGGCGACGCTCAGGGTCGACGACGGCTGGAGGGCGAAGTCCTTGTTTGCCTCTGCTGTGTTGACCGTCGAGACGATCGCCTGGCTGCCGATGAAGCGCTGGCCGGAGGCCGAGATCAGCACGATGCCGTCCGAGGACGAGTCGTACCAGATCGATCCCACGGGGTTGGAGTTCGGGTCGATCAGGCTGGCGGAGGCCAGGGCCAGGCCGGTGTTCATCTGCAGGTACGGCGCGACGGAGTTGCCTCCCACGTTGGCCGGCTTGACCGCGCGCCAGACCTCGGCGCCGTCCACCTGCATGACCAGGCGCCGGGCCGCGGCGCCCAGGTTGCCCGGGGTCACGAAGCCGAAGCCGGTGTCGTACGACGACGAATAGATCGAGCCGTAGCCGCTGAGCACCAGGGACAGCGCCGAGGTCGTGGACGCCGGCAGCGCAAAGGGCTTGGTGTTGGCCAGGTAGTACTGGGCCTGGTCGCCGAGCACCGGCTCGGGCATGGGCTGCCAGGACGAGGTGGCCCCGCTGTTCACCAGCACGTAGCCGGGAATCATGGCCGAGGCCGCAGGCAAGGTGTAGGCCGTGCCGCCCGTGCCGATCCGCAGCCTGTTGACCTCGAAATGGGCGGAGCCGGTCATCGTGACCGACGCCGAGTCAGCCGTGACCGTCAGGCTGTTGACGACGTGGTTCTCGGCCAGGTCGCCCGAGGTGCTGGTCTGCGAGAACGTGACGCTGTCCACCACGGTGCCGCCGGTGGTGGTGGCGGCCACCCTCAGGTTCTGCAGGTTGGACGAGCCGTCCAGCAGCCTCAGGGTGAGGTCGGACTCCAGCCTGAGGACCTGGTTGGACGCGAGGTAGGCGTCCATCACGGCCTGGACGTTGATCAGGCTGGGCAGCGAGGCGTAGGCCAGGACCGGGCCGGCCGCCACGGACAGCACCTGTCCCACGGACCCGATCGCAGGCAACGGGTTCGTCACCTGGTTCAGGACGTAGTCGAAGTTGTCCGCGGCGGCCAGGGCCAGGCCGTTGTGGGCGTCGAGGAGGCCCTTGTCGGACAGCGTGACGAACTGCTTGGTCGGGGTCAGTGACATGGTCCGGCTATTTTACTTCTTTTTCATCTTGGCGCGGATCTCGTCCATCACCCGCTCCAGCTCCCGGATCTCCACGATCTCTCGGCCCGAACCGCGGACGATCCTGACCGAGTCCATCCTGGAGTCGACCTGGTCCGGATGGGTGGCTCGGTTCTTTTTTCCTTCCACGGCCTGCTCCTCGATCATAGGGGCTTCCTCCGGGTCTTCCTGACGTACACCTTTCCGTTCGGCTCCATCACGACCAGACCGGCCGACGAGACCGGCCTGCCGGCCAGGTCGACGAAGGTGGAGTGCAGGTACGGGTTGTACCTGATGCGGCACCTGGGCCTGCCGGTGCGCGAGCCGGGCTCCAGTACCCCCACCGCTCCGGCATGGACGTTCTTCTGCCGCGTGAGCAGGACGCGCTGCCTGCCCGCCTCCGAGACCTTGAACACGGCGTCAGACAGGACCACCCGGGCAGCATGGGCGACTACCCTCCCCGTCGCCGTGTCCTTCACCGACCAGCACCTCCGGTTGAGGTTCCAGTACACCATCGACGTCTTTCGTGTCGTCACATCGCCGCTCCTGTTCTGGCCTGGTCGCCTGGTAGGCGGGCAGGTCGTTGTATTCCGCAGGCCACAGCCCGCGGGCGATCATCTCCTGGCCGTGCATGATGGCGTCCAGGTTGAATGCGCAGTGCGCCGCATGGTCCTCGTCCGTCATCCCCATCATGAACTGGAGCAGATGCCGGTTTGCGGACGCCAGGAAGACCGAGAGGGGCATGCCCTTCTCCCAGTTCCGCTCCCCGTACTTGACCGCACCAAGGGCCATCACCCGGGCCTTCCTCATCGTGGCGAAGGGGCTCAGCAGGTCCGGACGCGGCTTGCCCTCCGCGCTGTCCCGCTGAGCCCCCGATGAGAACTTCCGGCCGTCGTTGGAGGCGTTGAAGCCGAAGTCCCTGGACGGCGCCTGCGGGCCCCTGAGGGCGGATGTCAGGCGGCCGGTGGCCATTCCAAGGTCTAGGTGACGGCCCGGCTGTTCCGAATTCTGTGCCATTGGGTCTTCCTGAGTGCCGGATCAGTAGAAGTTGTCCTGGGGGGCGACGTGAACCTGCTCCTGCTTCAGGCCCGGCACGGTGCGCAGAAACAGGACCCAGGCGTCTCCCCGGCGCTCCCTTGCGAGCTCCGGATTATCGAAAATGTAATCCGGATGCCGCAGATAGTCAACCAGGAAGCCGCCCCTTTCGTAGGCCAGCACCCATTTGACCGGGGTTCGTTCTGGTTTTCTTCTCATCGGGGAAGGGCCTCTGGCCCGCATGCCTCAGCACCAGCTTGCACTTCTCCTGGAGCTCGGCCAACCTGGCCGCGTCCACGGTCGCCAGGCCATCCTCCACCTCGGCGCCCGCCCCCATCCGGCACACATCATACAGGATGTCGAAGATGCCGGACATGGAGATCCTGGGCTCCAGGCACAGGTCCTCGTCCTCGTAGGGCTTGGACCCTACCCGGACGCCGAGGATGGACAGGCCGGTCACGGACGGGGAGTCCAGCCAGCCCGCCAGCTCGTCGAACAGGCAGTTCTCGAGGTTGTGCCTGGCGGGGTTGCGCCCCAGGGCCATGCGGCCCTGGCACTTCGGCGCGTACTCCTTGAGCACGTAGTGGTTGAACGCCGCGGCGCTGGTGATGGCCCCGTCGATCGTGAACCCGATTCCGTCCTTCAGCGCGATGCGCTCCGGTTCATCCGGCATTTGACTCCTCCCCTGTGTCGGCTCGGTGCTGCCTGGAGAGCTGCCTGGCGAACGCGGTCACAGGCTCCAGCTCGTGCACGTAGACCGGAACGGTGCGCCCGGTCGACTTCCACTCCTCGGTCGCGTGGCACCACTCCTCGATCCAGGCCTCGCCGACGTGGCATTCGTCTTCGTACTGAACCTGCATCCGCACGCTCTTGTGCTCCTCGCCCAGCGTGAACTTCGCGATCATGGCTCCTCCTTCACGTCGGTCAGGGTCTCGGCGTCCAGCACGGGCCGGCGGCCGGCCTGGGCGACCTTTTCCAGGTAATCCATGAGATCCTTCCTCGACTCCGCCGCCAGATGGCAGGGCCGGCAGGCCCACCCCATCGGCTTGCCGTCCTTCCTGTAGAACACCTCGTGGACGCTGTAGGTCTCCGCGCCCTCCTCGTCGACGGTCCTCATGATCCTGCAGTTCCAGTGTCCGCTCGAGCAGTCCAGCCCCTGCAGCCTGGGATTGGCAGGAGCCTGGTCGGATTCATCCTTCATCGTCTCACCTTGTTCCTTCTGTGCGTCACGTCGCACCACTCCCTGTTGGGTCCCCTGACGCTCAGCCGCACGACCTCCATGGTCAGCGCGTCCGTGGTCAGCTCGATCGAATGCAGGTCGCTCCGCTCCTTGGCCAGCCTGGCGACCGCCCGGGAGGTCACGACCCAGATGTACCTGCCGTGCTTCTCGCCGTAGTTCCACAGCCAGTCGCGGTCCCTGTGCGCCTGCGCCACGGAGCCGTACGGCCCCCTGAGCACCTGTTCGGCCTCCGGCAGCATGTCGAGGCTCCAGACGCCGTCGTCCAGCTCCGCAGCCTCCTCCGCGAACCTCCGGCAGAACTCGATGCCCGGCACTATCACGTTCCTCACTCCGTCCTCCTTCCTATGGCAGACTCCAGGAACGCATCCATGGTATCCAGCACCGCGCCGCCGTCGCCCGAGGACGACGCGCGGACGAGCCTGAAGTACCCCCTGGGGGACTTGGCCCCGATGTTGGTGTGCAGCACCATGTCCTGACCGATGGCCGCGTTGTAGAAGAACATCGCGGGGAAGCGGCCAGGTGCGCCGCACGCGGCGACGCACCTGGCGAATTCCTCCCACAGCGGCATCGAGTCGAGGGCCTTGGGGCGGCAGACCAGGTCGTTCAGGCTCCAGGACTGCACCCTGTTGGCCCTCAGGACGTAGGGATGGAGCAGGTCCTCGAGCGCCATCAGGGGCTCGTCGGACCTCTCCAGCGCCTCCGTCCAGGCCGACTTCTCCACGGGGTTGTCGTGGAAGATCCGGTTCACCAGCTTGCGGCAGACCTTGTTCTCGTAGGAGGCCTGCCTGTTGGCCTCCCGCTTCTCTCCCAGCCTGCGCACCCCGTCGAAGAAATTCGGTTCGTCTCGCTGCTTCAAGTCACTCCTCCTTCGGAGTCTCCTCCTGGACAGGCCCGCGGTACAGGCTCTGCTCGTACACGTCGGCGTCCTCCTTGGGCAGGCCGAGGCCCTCCCAGACCTTCATGCGGTTGATGCCGAGGGCGTCCGAGATGCGCTCCCGCAGCTCGACGTTGGCCCGGATGGCCTCCCCCAGCTGCGTGTCCGTCACGGCCACGAGCCCCAGCTCCTTGCAGCTGTACTTGTTGCCGTTCTCCGTGACGTTCAGGATGTCCGTCAGGCGGCTCTTGACCCCGTTGGGAGACGGATCCGCCAGCATCATGGCCGTGGCGGCGTCCCAGTCGAACCAGCACCTGGAGATCTGGCCCGTGCCGGGATCGTTCTCCCAGCGGTACGGGATCTCCAGGTTGCGCTGCGACGTGCCCATGGAGTTCTTGTTCACCTTGATCTTGAGGATCTTCTCGGTGAACCCCCGGTTCTTCTTGAACACCGGGGTGGACTTCACCGCGGAGAACCAGAAGTCCAGGACCGCGTGGTAGTCCTGGCCCGTGCCGCCCGGCTTGCGCTTGGCGCCCGGGATGGGGCTGCCGGGGTCGTCGGACAGGTGGTTGATGTAGATCAGCGAGTAGGGCCGCAGGAAGAGCTTCTTCGGGATGAACCTGAAGAACTCGTTGTGCGACTTGCACTTGACCATGCCTCCCGTGTTGCGGGGACTGGCCGCGCCCTCCTTGTCGATCCTCTCGCGGCTCTCCTCGGTGTCGACGCCGCCCAGCGAGTCGACGATGAACATGACCGGGATCTTGTTCAGGCTCTCGTTGACCTCGATGTCCTCGATGGCCTGGGTCAGCTGCTGCTGCCACTCCTCGGTGTGGAAGGAGAGGAAGTCGATCGTCTTCTGGGTGTTGGCGTATCCGACCACGGCCTGGTACAGGGGCGGGCTCTTCTTGTTCTCGGTGTCGATGTAGACGCAGATGCCCCCTGCGTCCATGAACAGCCTGGCCATGCTCATGGCGTAGGCGGACTTGCAGCTCTCCTTGGCTCCGGCCACGCCGAAGATCTTGCCCATCTGGTAGCACGTGACGTCGGACAGCCAGCGGTACGAGATGTGGTCGCAGGGCAGGCCCCAGACCCTTTCGTGCAGGTCGGACGCCAGGCAGACCTGGGAGCCCGACACCTTCGTGGCGCTCTCAATGAGGGCCTTGATGCCCGAGAGCACCGCCGAAGCGGTGCTCTCGGGTGACGGCTTTTCCTTCTTCTTAGCCATTGCGTGTCTCCTTGTTCAGTTTCTCAGGCGTTTCCGCTCGGGTGTTCCTTGCGCATCTTCTCCATCGTCTCCCGCATGCGGGCCGACAGGTCCATCTTGCCGGCCGTCGGAGCGTTCGGCACCGAGGTCACGCCAGGAACCTGCGGGGCCGGAGCCTGCGGAGTCCTCGGAGCCTGCGGGGCCGGAGCCTGCGGGGCCGGAGCCTGCGGGGCCGGAGCCTGCGGAGTCCTCGGAGCCTGCGGAGTCCTCGGAGCCTGCGGGGCCGGAGCCTGCGGGGCCGGAGCCTGCGGAGTCCTCGGAGCCTGCGGAGTCCTCGGAGCCTGCGGAGCAGGCGCCCGGGGAGCCGGGGCGCGCGGAGCCGGAGGGGCCTCCCCATCGAGCTGCTCCTGCCCGTCCTCGCCGCCCTCGTACGAATCAGGCACGCCGACGGACGATCCCGCCGAGATCACGCCGGCACCCTCGAGCGCCCACTCGTCCCCAGGGAACGCCTCGAGCAGCCACTGGATCTGCAGCTGCTCGTTGTTGTCCGCCAGGTAGTCCGCGATCGGACGGGCCTTCATCAGGACCTCCTCGGGCAGCTGGTAGCCGCCCATCGCGTCGGCCAGGTTGTCGACCCGGCAGCAGTAGGCGTCCATCTGCGCGGGGCCGGCCTTGTAGCTGGACCAGGTGACGAGCTTCTGCACCGACGCGAAGTCGGAGTGCAGGAAGCCGGCCTCCCAGGCAAGCTGGGCGTCGACGTCCTCGTAGATGTCGCCGAACTGCTCGCGGACGTAGTTCTCGTCGCAGGCCTGGGAGAGAGCCAGGCCGTCGGTGCGCTGGAACCACACGTCGTAGAAGCCCTCCTTGTCGCGGGCGTTCACCGGGCTCTGGATGCCGGTGACCTGGTTGACGAGCAGCACGCGCTGCTGGGGCCAGCAGGGCTGGTTGTTCTCGTCGACCGTGTAGCTCTTGCCGACGTTGGAGACCATGAACCCGTTGAGCAGCAGCGTCCGCTTGCCGCGGGCGATGGCCGCCTTGCTGTCAGGGCCGCCGGTGTCGTTCGGCGGGCAGAGCTCGAGGGCCCGGCGCACCTTGGCCGACCGGGGGTCGACCTGGATGCTCGGGACCGTGCGCTTCAGCGTCCGGTCGAACTTGTAGCCGCCGGCGGTGCGCCAGAGGTAGTCGTAGAGCTTGTACATGGGGCTGCGGTAGCCCTTGCCCCACTCGCGCTCGACCTGGATGACGGAGCCGTCCTCCCCCTCCTGGATGTTGATCGCGAGGATGTCGCGGCGATTCTTGCGGTCCGGGTTGTTGCCCACCTTGCGGTAGACGAGGACGTGGTCGAGGCCGTACTGGCCCAGGGTCGGCACGTAGCCGAACTTCTCGTCGCCCCGGACGCCGCCACTGGTCATCGCCTGGCTGGCGCCGTGCGACGGGTGCGGAGGCACGAGGATGAAGCTGCACGGGCCCTGGGTGCCCAGGTAGGAGAGCGGCGGAGCCTCGTCGTTGAGGATCTTCTGCCACTCGGAGCTGCCGTTGCCGTCGCCCCCGGAGGAGGCGTCGTCGCTGATGCGTCGGTTGATGTCACGGAAATTGCGGTTCTGGCTGGTCATGGGTCTTTCTCTGGATTTTT